GCATATGATTCGATGCCACCGTTGCGCGCGTCCACGTCGATGACCAGCAGGCCACGGCACAGGACGCCATAGCCCGTGTCGAGATGGCCTGCCATCTCCATCGACTCGACCTGATCGTCATCCCACAGTGGCGTATGCTGCCAGTTGGATGCGCGCGGATGCTTGCTAGGCGCTGGGCATTCAGGATCGCCGCACTCGCATTGCCCGTTGGTCTTAAAACGATAGATGGGGAAAATAGGGTGGCCCGCCGCCATGAAATCGCGGTACATCATGTGGCCCGTCGAAGGGCGCAGCTTGACGACGTTGGTCATGCGCGGGCCTGCGGCATCTTTTCCTTGATCTGATACAGGCGCAACTCAGGGACTTTTTCGCCCCATTGGTAAACCGCCTGCTCCGTAATCCCCAAAGCCTCGGCCAGCTTTCGCTTGCTGCCAAAAAGCGCAGCCGCCTCATCCGTCTTCATAAATTAAACCTTTCTTGCAAAAGCACGGTTGACAATGGCCGTATAGGCTCGCATTGTCAACGACGGAAGCAGCAGAGAAGGACTAGATGCCATGAGCGTTCTACAGCGTGCGGCAAAGCCGCAACGCGAACCTATCATCGCCACTATCGTGGGCACGGCTGGATCGGGGAAGACCAGCCTAGCAGCGACATTCCCCGCCCCTATCGTCGTTCGCACGCAGGGCGAGGCAATTCCGAAAGATATACCCGAAGACAGCCGACCGGACGTTATGCCGGAACTTGGCAGCGCCAACGACCTGTGGGACATTTTCAAAGCGTTGCTGAATGAAGACCACGCTTACAAGACCCTCATCATCGACAGCGTAACCGGCCTCGAAAGCTTGTTCGTGGCCGATGTGCTGGAACAGGAACAGGCCAGCGGCGGCAAAGCGCGGGGTATCATTCAGGCTCTTGGTGGCTACGGCGCAGGCCCTGCGGCGGTACAGGCCAGCCACATGCGTGTCCGCAAAGCAGTGGAACTGCTGCGCACACGAAAGGGAATGCATACGATATTCGTAGCGCATGCGGAGATCGCTGACGTGTCGCCGCCCGATGGCGATCCGTTCAGTCAATACACCCTGCGCCTGCCGAAGAAGTCGATTGCGCCGTACACGGATAGCACGGACCTTGTTGGTTTCCTGAAGCAGGAGCGCATCGTGCGCGGCGCTGTGGAAGCCAAGTCCGACCGCGCTGCTAAGCCGGGGAAGGCCATCACGACCGGCGACCGCGTGCTGGTGACGTATCTTCAGCCTGCCAGCCTGTCTAAAAACAGGTTTGGCATCGAAGATGATCTGCCTGTGACGAAGGGGGTAAATCCGCTGGCGTTCCTTCTGGAAGAAGCGCCGGCCAAGGCTGCACGAAAGGCGAAGCCCGCTGTCGTTCAGGACGATGCGCCGGACACCACTGATTTTGTAGAGGAGAAGTAAGAATGTCGTTTTGGTCAACGAGCGACGGCGAGTCCGTCAAAGACAACAGCACAGGCGAGTTCGATGCCGGTGGCGGCAACAACGAGCCGATCCCCGATGGCACGTCCGTGTTGGCGATGCCGGACGAGGCAGGCTGGAAGGAAGATCGCAACGGCGTCGAGCATCTCGGCATCCGCTGGACGATCCTGAAGCCTGAGGCGTATCAAAACCGCAAGATTTTCCACAAGCTGTTCGTGTCCGACGACGATCCGCGCGCGAAGGACGCTGCGAAGAAGAAGGACAAGGCGCTGCGCATGCTAGCGGCTATCGACAAGAACGCCGGCGGCAAGTTGGGCAAGAAAGATGGCCGGCCGACCAGCGATGAAATTGCGCTGGCGCTCATCAACAAGCAAATGGTCATCCGCCTTGGTGTCTGGGAGATGGACGGCGACAACGGCCCTATGTCGGGCAATTGGGTACAAAGTGTTTCGCCCAAGTCCGCCGACATTTCGGAAGGGCCGAAGAAGGCCGCACCTAAGCGCACGCCCATCATCGAAGACGATCTAGACGACGACGTACCCTTCTGACCCACTTTTGACCAATCCCCGGCTCTTTCGAGGGCCGGGGAAAGGATGAAGAGTGGAGAGAGAAGATGACAGATATTAGAAAAGGCATGTGCCCAGGATGCCCGTGGGATTACGGCTCGGAGTTGACCGAGCAGGCATATAATTGGGGCTGCTTGCCCAGTACTAGCGAAGCTACGCAGTGGTCTAAGGCTGAAGGCAAGGCTTGGGCCTGTCACAGCGAACCCAACAAAATGTGCTGCGGTTATGCGGCAGAAAATAAAGGCGATCACGGAAAGCCGCTGTTTACCAACGGTACGCATGGAGTGCGGCGCATGATCGAACAACGCTCGCCCGCTTGGCATCAACAGCGCAAAGGCCGCGTCACCGGCAGTGTTGCTGGAGCGGTGCTAGGTGTGTCTCCCAATATGACGCGCGATCAGGCGCTGCGCATGCTGGTGCGTGATGCGGTCGGCGCTGAGAAGGAGAACGCTGAGTTCGTGGAAAACACGATCCTCGCCCACGGTCGCCACTACGAAGAAGGCGCGCTGTGGGAATACGAGATGGAAACTGGCAACACCGTGCAGGAATGCAGTTTCTTCCCCTTGGGTGAATGGTCGGGTGCCAGCCCTGACGGACTGATTAGCGACGACGGCATTCTTGAAATCAAAACACCGTGGGGAAAGCGCAAGCAGGAGAACGTAGTTTTCAAAACGCTGGACGAGCAGCCGCATTACTATGCGCAGATGCAGATTGAGATGTTGGCGACGGGCCGTACATGGGGGCATCTGTGGCAGTGGACGCCGCATGGTAATCGTTTAGACAAAGTTGTTCTGGATCAGGCGTGGTGCGACGAAAACGTGCCGCGCCTCCGACAGTTTTGGGCCGAACTGCAAGACGCCATTGCTGACCCTGACGAACACCTTCAGCCGCTGCGCAAGATCATCGACACCCCCGACGCCGCCAAGATGGTTGCTGAATGGGATGATCTGACGGAAGCCGAGGAGCGCGCAAAGGAACGCAAGAAAGACCTCCTGAGCGAGATGGTAATTCTAGCAGGCGGTGGAAATGCACTGATCGGGGGTCGCAAACTTACTTCCGTGTCCAAGGCCGGTTCCGTGTCCTACTCCAAGGTCGTCAAGGAGAAACTGCCTGACCTCGATCTTGCGCCGTGGACGGGCAAGGAGTCGCAGCACTGGAGGTTGTCGTGAGCAACTACGGTCAGGACCGTATGGATTGCCCGCAATGCGGCGCGATTGTCCATGCTGAAAGCGTAGACGTAGGCGTTGGCCTATACATTAAAGATGAATGGGCTTGCGACCAATGCGGCTGGGAAATGTACGGTCCCATGGATCATGGGTTTCTGACGATGGAAGAGATACCATCCTCTCCTCTAGAGGAGTCAAATTGATGCCCCGGATCGGAAATGGCATATTTGGCGTGGGCGATTGCTTCGACCTGATGGCAAAGCTGCCCGCGCAGAGTGTTGATATGGTGTTGTGTGATCTGCCTTATGGGACGACGGCGTGCAAATGGGATGCAATATTGCCGTTTGAGCAACTGTGGGCAGAATATTGGCGGATTTGCAAGCCGCATGCCGCTGTAGTTCTTACGGCTTCTCAGCCTTTTACATCCGCGCTGGTAATGTCTCAGCCAAAGCGATTTAAGCACGAATGGATTTGGCGTAAGAATGCGGGCTCTAATTTTGCCGCAACTAAATGGCAGCCCATGAAAGAACATGAAAGTGTTTTAGTGTTTGCTGAAGGTTCTCCAACATACAATCCGATTAAACAGGAAAGGTCTGAAGGCGGTAAAAAGATGAGGGCCGGCAAACCAATTATCTCAGGCCCTTCCCCATCTGATGGAGTTTATGGCAGTGCCAACAAAGGATATGACACCTCTAATGTAGACCCTATTATGCGGGTCCCATCATCCGTCCAAAATTTCAACCGCGAGCGCGGCCTCCACCCCACCCAAAAACCCGTAGCCCTCTTCGAATACCTAATCCGCACCTACACCAACGAAGGCGACACCGTGCTGGACAACACCGCCGGCAGCGGCACCACTGCCATCGCAGCGGAAAACGCGGGCCGGAAGTGGATTTGCATTGAGCGTGACGAGGAATACGCGGCGAAGGCTATGGCGCGCATTGCGGAGCATGTGCGTGTTTAGCCCCCGCCCCTACCAACAACGCGCCATTGACGCCGCCATTGCCGAACTACGGCAAGGCGTCGATCCTATCCTGATTGAAGCCGCGACGGGTGCCGGCAAGTCGCTACTAATCGCGTATCTAGCTGAATGGCTACACGCGATCAGCGATGGCAAGAAAGTGCTGTGCCTTGCGCCGCAACGTGAACTGGTTCTGCAAAACGCAGCTAAATATAAGGCTTTGGGCGCGCCATGCAGTATTTTTAGCGCCAGCGCCGGAGCGAAGTCTACTAGGTATCCGGTGATATTCGGGACTCCTGGCACAGTGTCTCGCGCTATCTCTCGCTTCCTGAAGGACTATTGCGCCGTTGTCGTGGACGAAGCCCACGGCATGACCCCAACAGTGCGCGCAATCATCGAGGCTATGCAGACTGCAAATCCGCGCTTGCGGGTGATAGGGACAACCGCCACGCCATTCAGGCTGGGCACCGGCTACATCTATCGCATTGGCCCTGATGGCCGTAGCCATAGCGAGGACACTTGCCGCGATCCGTTCTTCCTGAAGTGCGTTGACCGCATACAGGCGCGGACGTTGATCGAAGACGGCTATCTGACGCCGCCCGTCATCGCCGCGACGAATGCCGAATCCTACGACACGTCTGGGCTACACCTGAAGCCCAACGGGAAATTCGTGCAATCGGAGGTGGATCAGGCGTTTGTCGGGCATGGCCGTAAGACGGCGGCGATTGTGGCGGATGTCGTATCCAGGTCGCGGGATAGGATGGGCGTCGTTTTCTTCGCCGCCACAATCCAGCACGGCGAGGAAATCTTGGCTAGCCTGCCGCCGTCCATGTCGGCGCTGATTACGGGCGCTACGGCCAACCGGGAGGCGATCCTGCGACGGTTCGAACAGCGGCAGCTAAAATACCTCGTCAACGTCGGCGTTTTGACCACAGGCTGGGACTGCGCGCATGTCGATGTCATCGCGATCCTGCGGAAAACCGAAAGCGTCGGCTTGCTACAGCAGATCATCGGGCGCGGATTGCGACTACACCCGGATAAGCGTGACGTGCGGATTATGGACTATGCGGGCAATATCGAGGAACACTGTCCAGATGGCGACTTATTCGCTCCTGTCGTCCGCGCCAAGGGAGCAAAGGAGGGCGGCGGCATAGTGCCCGCAGAATGCCCAGCCTGTGGCTACGAGAACGAGTTTACGCGCCACAAGGATGCGGAAGGTTACGAAACGGACAAACACGGCTACTGCGTCGATGTGTGGGGCGCACGGGTCGAAACCGACTACGGTCCTATGCCGGCCCATTACGGCAGGCGCTGTTTCGGGATGCTGCGTACCGGCGACGACGGTAAGCACGAACGCTGCAACTACCGGTGGACTTCGAAAACCTGCGAGGCGTGTCAGAGTGAGAACGACATAGCGGCACGCTACTGCTCGACCTGCAAAGCGGAGATCGTGGACCCTAACGAAAAGCTGGTGGCCGAATTTACCGCCATGAAGAAAGACCCGCACGCGCCGCAAACCGATATCGTTTTAACGATGACGCTAAAGGAATCGGTGTCCCAAAAAGGGAATCCGACCGTCCGGGCAGATTGGACCACACCGTATCGCAACTTCTCGACCTATCATATGCCGGCATCCACATTCCCCAAAGGGCAGGCCGATTGGCGGCGGTTTGATGAAGCGACCCGGCACGGCACGCCTGAGACAATTTCCTATGTTAAGGAGGCGTCATCCTCTTTCTACAAGATATTGGCCTTCAACCAAGCCGCCGACTCCGTAGAGGATATAGCCGCATGAAATTTAACGACCTCATCCCCGTCTATGGGGACACCTCTTTTAGAGGCAAATGCCCGAAAGAGGACGTAGAACAGGCGTCGTTCTTCAACCGCCTGCGCCGTGAATATCCTACGTCATGGGGGCTACTGGCGCTGCACCCTCGTAATGAAGGCTTGAAGGAGGGCGGGCAGTTCTCCACTGTCCTGAAGCACAAAGCCGAAGGTATGACGGCGGGCGCAGCGGACATCATCATTCCAGGTGCCCCCGCCTTCGTTTGCGAAGTAAAGCGCCGCGACCACACACTATCCAAGTGGCAGGATGGGCAGCAGCAATACCTTATCACTGCCGCCGAAGCGGGCGCATTCGCCTGCGTGGCGCTAGGGGCTGTGGGAGCTTGGGAGGCTTTTGAGGCGTGGAGGGCGACCCTGTGACAGAACCAACGCCATGTCCGAAATGCGAAGGCCAAGGACGCATCTGGGTCTATCGGATTAACGATAGGCGCTACCCCATTCCCTGCCCGAAATGTAAAGGCCGTGGCATTGCTTGAGGTTCGCCCCGCCCACTGGTGGCTTGCCGAAGTCCTAGCGGGCCGTATCGACATGGAAGCCGCCCCCGCCTCCGTCCAATCTTGGGCACGCCTCCCCATCTTCGAAGGTGCCAAGGAAATTGTCCTGATGGACACTAAGCAAGAACGCGCGGCAGAACTGCTAAAGGTTCCACCGCGCGTCAGGGGGTATGTGGAGAGGGAGGTGCGACGTATATGGCCGCTTAGGGAGCAGCTTTAGTTAACTGCGCAGGAGGAGGAGAGACGAGGCGGGAGGGGGTTGCAAAGACCAACCCCCCAAACGAATCCGCGCCATGCTCCAGTGCGCGAATAGCGCCGATCACGGTGTCGGCGATTTGCACCTGAATGTGCGCGCGCGCTTGAACCGCTATGAACGGTGCCGGCGGAAGCGCCTCGTGCGTCGCGTAATGCAAAATGTCGCGAAGGTCGTCGTCGGTCATGACCGCTGCTCCCACGAGGTCGACTTCGCCAGTGCCTTGATGATCGCTCGCGCACCGTCATGGGGTGTCCAGTCCATGTCGAGACTGTCGGCAATCACATCGGCCAGCCAATCCTCATCCAGAACCTCACACCGCGGTCCGTCGCGGTGCTGGCAATACGATGCCTTCAAACACTGATCCGGCTCGCCAGTGTTGCAATCGGCGCAATCGAACGACAGAGCTTGCTTAGGCGGAAGCCATCCTTTGGCGCGCCAACTCCGGACGTAGGGATTGTTGTCGGTCATGCTGCCTGCTCCTGACGCTGGGAGCGCCCCTTAACCCGCCCCGCCCGCTCGATCAGTTCGGCGTCGGTCACGATCATGCGGCCACAGCGCCAGAGTTTGCCGCCCTGGGATTGCCGCCCGGTTTCGTCGCAGCGGTACACCGCCCACTTGTCACCTTGCAAAATACGCTGGGCTTCGCCCGCTGCCGAAGGGTCGCGCCAGACTTCTGTCATAGTGGCTTTGTGGTGGGCGACCAGCTTAGGTGGCGCATAGCCACGGACGAACGGCTTTGGCTTCGCATGTGCTGGCGGCAAACGTTTTGAAGGCAAGCCAGCACGAACAGCCCATGACCGGATCAGTCGCGGCGAACAGCCGAACCGCGCCGCTAGAACGACGACCGTTGTGGTAGGCCACAGTTCTGCGAAGTTGTCGGGAATGGGAATACGTTCAGCACCGTTTTTCCGGTTCTTGCCGGTAAGCGTGCCAAGGTCGTGCTTTTTGATGATCCGTAGAGCCGTGCTTTTGCCGACGCCAACACGCGCAGCAATGACGCCAAGGGTTTCACCTTCAGCGATCCAGTTGCGCATTTCCTGAAACTTCTCAGGACTAATAGACACGGCGCGGACCATCACTGCTTCTCCAAGGTTTCAACCAGACGATTGGCGTACCAGCGAGCCTTACCGGCATCCTGAGCCGCATCGTCCTTCAGGCCCAATCTCCAGTTATACTTAATCACCTGCCCGCGCAGGAAAGCCGTAAAGCCTTCACGGCCTAGCGCGGCTTCAATGGCGTCGATGCATTCGATGCCATTTTCTGCGGCGGTGTAGTGGGACGGGTGATTTATCACGTCCGCCGCTTCGATCTGTAGGGGTGTGGCGCGGGTCATGCTTCACCTCGGGCTGCAATCATGGCGTCGGCAAAACGGTAAGCGTCAACTGCCGTTTGCCTCAAAACGCCATCCGCCTTTCCGGTTGCTTTTACGTAATCCCGATTGAGACGGAACATCTCATCCATCGCTTGCCCCGCAAACCAATCGCGCAATGTGACGGGCTGATCGTTATGTGTCATGCTTCACCTCGGGCTTTGGCGATGGCTGCGCGCATGTCGTCTTCCGCATATTCGACTTCGAACAACATGCGGTCGAAAGCCTTTGTGGTGTCGTTATCTGGCCATTCCTGCTTGGCTTTATAGGCGGCAATTAGGCGCTCACCAGCCTCCAGCAAACACGGCGCGGCGGCTATGAGGCGGGCATCATCAGGCATGACGCCAGCGCAAATCAAAGTGCGTTTGCCGCCGTAACTGGCAACCACTTGTGACTCTTGCGGCGACCACGGTTCATGCTTCCATTTTCCCTGCGTAATCATGCGTTCTTCTCCTTCTCCAAACGATCCAATGCTTTCTCCATGCGATCAATAACGTCCACGCTGACGGTGCCGCGCCCCTTGGCGCGTGACCATACAGATGGATAAACACCCGCAAGGTCGCATACCTGCGACACAGTTTTGCGGACGGCGAAAGCGCGTTCTTCAACGCGGTGCATATGGTCTAGCTGGATCATGCGGCTTGTATGCCCTGCTAATTTCCTGCCGTCAACGGGCTAATTTCCTGTTGACACCCGCCCCGCACAAGCGCACAACCGCCCCCAGACGCAGCGAGGGCTGCTAGGGAGAATGATGATGGCTTTCAAAACTACGGACGCAAACGGCTTTTACATGACCTTCGCTAACGGTTACACCGTTTCCGTTCAGTGGAACCCTGGCAATTACGTTAGCGACCGCAGCGGTAATAACGGCGAACATCGTGAAAGCGGAAATGCCGAAGTAGCCGCTTGGGACGGTCAAGGCGATTGGGTGCCGTTGGGCGACAATGACGATGTTGTTGGCTGGCAAACGGCGGACGATGTTGCAGCTATCATGGCAAAGGTAGCTGCTATGGAAGCCTTGGTGCCCGCATGACCTGCCCCGACTGCCACAGCCGCCCAGCCGGGCGCGGGTACTTCGGCAAGCCGTACTGCGGTTTCTGCGAGCGGACCATTGCCCGCCGCGAACCCGTAAGGCTTACGGATGTGCGGCGGGATAGGGATGGGCGTTATGGAGGTTGACCTCATCAACCGCTACTGGCGAGACCCTGCCCCGTTCGTGGCCGAACAGGAAGCCAACCGGGCGCGGTGTCACGCAGCTATTGACCAGGGCATGGCAGTCCTAAACCAGAAACAGGCCCTTAGGTGGGCGAAGGAGAACGAACATGCTGATCGGACCTGACAACTTCACCCGCCCGCCTGCATCGCAGCGGCAGCGTTGGGATGCGCAAGCGCCGCTGGAGCGTATGCCGCATGTTGAGAAGTATTCCCGCCCCGTGCTGGCGGCTATTTACGGCGGCATTGCTCTAGTCCTGATTGCCATCTGGGCGATGGTCTTCGCGGCGGTGCTCTCATGACGCCCCCTCCCGTCCACGACGCGACTGCTATCGCGGAGATCGCGAAGGGGCTGACGTATATCGAGCAATGCTTCCTTCACGAAGGGCGTGTGCGGATGTCCTATCCCTTCCAAGTCCAAGCACGCGATCGGCTCGTATCCAGAGGCTTGGTTCGCAAACGGTGGTTTGGCTACCGCTTCACCCCGCTCGGCCTCGCCCTCCGCGCCCACATCTCACAAGCCAAAGGGGAGTAGGGGGATGGGTGACAATCTGAAGCCGATCCGCGTTGCGACCGCATTGCTGAGCGAGCGCATCTTCGCAGGACGCCCCAACAAAGCTGGAACAGGCTTTTTGGAACCTCGCTATGATGTGACCAGCGATGTGCTTCAGGCGATCCGCGACAAGGTCGGCATCGGGAATGAGATCAGCGTCGAGTGTGACGGCAAGGTCGAATTTCGGATCGCCGTGCTGCCGCCAGTTCCGGCTGACCCCGCATGACCCCTTCGACCCAAGACGCGCGGGCAACCGGGCTGGTGGAGTTGGCTGTCAGGTGTGAACAGGCGACGGGGGCTGATGCCCCCTTAGAGCGCGCGCTGATCCGCGAAGCATGGGATGGGTGCTACCCGGCCCCTAAAAGCGCATGGCGCGCAGCCGTGGGCTTTAACGATGAATGGCACGCGTGGAACCGTAACCGCGCCAAGGTTCGCCGTTGGCTTGCCGCAGGAGCCTCCCTAGACGCCGCGAGGTCGCTGATCGGCAAGGACGCATTCTGGCGGCTCGGCAATGACGGCGAAGGGCCTGACGTGTCGGCGTTCAAGGCGACGGTCACGTCAGGCGATGGACCGACGCTGACCTTCCACGATGCCGTTGCCGCCGCCCCCGCGCTCGCTTTGACCGCAGCCGCCCTCCGCGCCCTCGCCGCCTCCACCAAGGACCAACCCCATGACGCCTGAACCCGCACGCCGTATCGAGCGCACCTTGTGGTGCCTGCACCTCATCGGCCCCGACGATGTGAAAGCCGCCCCCGACTTCGACACCGCTGTACGTTGGGCTGCGTATCACAACGCGCAAACCGAGAGGTACACTGTCGAGCGCGGTAAGCAGAACGACCCCCACTGGCCGTTTGTGCGCTCTGTGGTCGCGATCTGGCCGGGCACCGCCGAGGCGCACGCTGAGGACTTGCCCAAGAGCATCGCAGCTTGCTCACCGCCGCCGCCTCTACCCGCACAGCCAGCCGAAAGCCCGGAGGCGAGGGCGCTACAGGAAGCGCAGGACAATCGGCGAACGGCGCTGATTGAACGCCTTGGCACCGTCG